TTATTTCTGCATTTTTGATAATTCTAGCAAAATATAAATTGGTAATACTATAATGATACCTATAATCTTAAAAATTGTAATAATCCCGCGTCCCAGGTACTGGGATGTCTTTCTATCTCTATACATGATATAAATACCTCTCTAATCTTAATATACTGAAAATCTTTTATAACTTGCGACCGTGCTATACTTGTCATATGTCGCCGGGTCTTCTCTTTTCAATCTGCTAGAGTCCAGGCGGCGGGACTCAATCGCCTTATATGTCACCTTGTCCGATCCGTCTATTAATATGTCCCTATCCCCCATTATATCCAATATATCGGACTTGATGCCGTCTTGCATCGCCTCCAGTTCCTCAATCAAACGTTTGTTCTCTCTGTACTCTCTACATAACTCATTAAATCTACTAATCATTTTTATACCTCAACTTTCTACATAATACGCGGCACGCTTGCCCATCTCAATATTACAGTTATAATATTCAAACTCATTTACAATTGTATCAAAATCCATATTAGATCTATTACTTACATCAATAGAACTAACCCACATCGAACATATACTAGATTGGCATGGGACAAGTCCAACGACTGCCCCCGCCTGATATGCCTTGCGTGCAACTCTTTTATCCACTCTATGCCACTTTTTACCGTCTTTCATAAACTCAAAATTATACATATATACCCCCTTAAAATCCGCCGTTAAGCTTACAAAATTGATATAGCAATTGTTCTATTTGTTCCTGTCGTTCTTGCCATGATATATAATTATCTTTAAAAACCGCGTCCGCCTTTTTTCCGTACTCTGCTGCACCCTCAGCCGGTCGACCCGGTAAATTGCGACCACCTACCACGATTATGACCCCGTATATATTGAAAGCGTCCCAATTGTGAAACATCCCCGCATTGTATGCAAACCTTGTTTGGTACGCCAATAAGTGATCTAATACCCCATCACCTACATATACAATATTGCGACCGTAAAATTCTAATGATTTTTTTGTGACTTTAATTAACATATTTTTACCTTCTTTCGTCCTCTATATCTTCACTACATACTAAATCTATAGCATCATCTAATAAGTAACATCTAATTATCACATCCAGGGCATCGGCACCGCTGTATATTGTATCTAGTACTTCATTCAAGCTATAGCCGCCATTGTCCAGAGCCTCAGCCAATAGCTCGAAATTTTGCGATACCCATAATCTTGATAATTCACTATTACAGGTATATGACTGACTACCCGCCCCCGTCACGTCGTCGCAATCTCTCAATACTTGCTTTAAGTAGTCCGCCAAATCCTCAGAACTTGCAAATTGTGAACGGTCAATTTCTTCTTTTACATAATTTAAAACATCGTTATACACCGCCATTTGGTAATCGTAATTTTTAAATTTTCCGTTATTCATCTTAATATCATTGTTACTATACATTTTAATACCTCCATAAACTAATTCGTTTTGTTTGTTTCTTAACTTGTTTATATTATAAACGTTTTAATTTACAATGTCAATACCTGTTTTAAACTTTTTTATTTATTTTATAAACGCTTTGATTGACAATATTTATATATACATATATAATGAAAACAAAAAAGGAGATTGTAAAAATGAGTATTAGCGAACAAATTAAAATACTATGTGTAAAAAAAGGTATAAGCATGGCAGAACTTGCCCGACTTAGTAATATAAGTCCACAAAATTTTAATCAAAAATTAAAGCGTAATAGTTTCAATGTTGACGACTTAAAGAAAATAGCAGCAAGTATAAATTGTCAGTATGTCACTTCTTTTATTATGCCGGACGGTGATAGAATTGAGTATTGATAACTATATAGATACATTTATATATGGAGGTTAGATATATGAAAAATGAAATCAAAGCGGCTATAAGTTTAAAAGGTAAAAGCCTGGAGGGTTTGGCGTTACACTTAGGTATCAGTAAGCAAGCATTATCTAATAAATTCTATCGTGATAGCTTTAGCGGTAGCGATTTATTAAAGATTGCGGACTACTTAGAATGCGATCTTGCTTTTATCGATGCTAAAAATAAAATAATATTAGTAGATTAAAATTATTAAATATATACTTATATTATTCTATGGAGGTTATGAGCTTATGGGATTAGCTAAAAATATAAAAAAAATGCTTGATAGATAAAGATATGAAAGTATCAGATCTAGCGGGCTTACTTGATACAGATGTAAAAGCGTTATCGGTCAAGCTTTCCCGCGACTCTTTAAGCTATAAAAGTATTGAGAGTATCGCGGACGCCCTGGACTGTGATATTAAGTTAGTAGACAGAAAGACAAATATTATTTATTGAGAGCCCGCAGCGTGTGGGCTTCTTTTTATGTCCGTACTCTACTAGATCCGGTTTAGTGTCTATCTGTATAATTTTTTCACAATATGTATATTATGCATTATTTTGTATATTTATACATTATCAGATAATTCTCTGAATTTTCAGTTATTCACTTCTAGGAAATTTTCACCTGGGAAAGTCGATAGAAAGTCGTAAAGAAAATCATTTCGGAAAGTCGTTTAAAATTTTGATAGTCGTTTTGAAAGTCGAAAAAGTTTCCAAGGTCGCAAACGAAAGTCGCTAAAGAGTCGTTTAAAAGTCGCTGGAAAGTCGTTTGAATTTCTCTCACAAAGTCGCACAGCTGTTCTACCAAAGTCGTATTATCTTCAGTCCCCCGGAAAGTCGTTAACAAGTCACAAATATCCAAATGCCCTACAATGCCCTTAAAATCGTTTATATGGCGTTTTTGTGTTATGGTGCTATATTTATACCATAACACTATTAAAATGCGTTAAAACGCAAAATAACAGCCTTCTCGCGTGTCTTACGCTTTCGTTTCCCCCTCTGACAAAGTCGAAAGTCGATAAGTCGATAGAAAGTCGCAAAATAATAAAGCACCCTAGGTTGATTTAAAATCAATTCTAAGGTGCTTTTTTGCAGCAGTGCTATATTTCTACCCTAAAGTCGTTTCTGTGCGTTATAGGGCGTTTTACAAGGCATTAGCCTTATGTGTCAGAACTTGCAAGTCGTTTACGCTCCTCTGCATCAAGGTACCTTGCCTTGATATCATCCACAGAGAAGTCGCTCTCATTGGTCGTATTGGCTGTTACAACGTGTTCTGTCTTGTCCTGGTAGCCATAATTGTTCTTTCCCAGGAATATTCCAGATACAGGATTTATCTTCCCAGAGACCATGTAAGACTCCCATAAATTCTCCAAAGTTGCGTACGCTTTTTTAATCAAAACTGCTACAGGCTTGGCTATTGCAGGCTTATATCCAACACCTCCAGTCGCTCTATTAACAACAATACAACGCAACTGGTTAGTACTCATTCCATTCAGTGCTATAGCCATTCCAGCCACTGTAGGTTTCAAATCAGCTTCAGCATAGAGTCTAAAGTACTCTCCAAGCCTTTCAGAGACCTGTTCCGGATCAGTCATATCTATCTCCGGCATAGCAAACAGCTTTGCGTTTATCTGTATCAAAGTCGTATTATCGCCAGGCTCTAAGTTTTGCAAGTAGTTTTGTGGTGATAACCAACTGTTATTCTTCCTAGGCTTTTTAGGAGAATGCCTTTTATCGATAGGCTTACCTGTCCTAGTATTTCATCTTTTAATTAACTCGACTTTTTGACAGGCAGTGTATCAACAATGATTTCTTCCGATACATCAATATCATCGAGATTATATTTCCAATGGAACACAATCGGCTCTTCGTTTATTTCTGCAAAATATCTGTAGATACGATTAGTAAGTTCCTCCTTGGATTTAACACGGATACCTCTGAGCATCTGACGAGTCATCTTGCTAAAGAAACCTTCAACCATATTGAGCCATGATCCATGTTTGGGAGTGAATACAAATTCGAATCTTCTCGGTACAGTTGCCAGGTATTTTCTGGTCGCCTCTGATGTATGAACTTTAAGATTATCGAGTACGATGCGAATCTTGTCTCCCTTTGGGTACTTATCATCTAACAGCTTCAAAAATTCAATGTATTCCGTGCTGCTGTGCTTGTCTCTTACAAGAGGAATCGCCTCTCCTGTTTGAAGATCAATTGCAGCTAATAATGAAAGAGTACCCAAACGTTTATATTCGTAATCTCTATTGATGGTCGAATGCTTTTCGTCCGGCATTAAATCATCTGATGTTGTTGCAATAGCCTGTATTCCCGGTTTTTCATCATAAGACAGCACATGTATAGGTGTATCTTCAGATATAATGAGCTTTCCTGATTCATCAAACTGCATTTCAAGCTGCTTATACACAAGCAGGACATTATGCATTTTGGAATCAAAATCAGGATCCCTATTCTCACAATAATAAGTTATTTTATGTGGCTTTATATCTGCCTCGTCAAGAATTGTATTTACTGTACTTTTATGAATAGTGGAAAGTCTTGTGTATCCAGCTGCTTCAGCAGTTTTATTGATATGTGAGGTTAGCTTTGCGTACGTCCAGGTTTCAGCAGCATATCCAAAATCAATTGGCTTCTGGCAGGCAATGTTAATAATCCAGGCTTTTTCTTCGTCTGTAATCTCAGCATTCCTGCCACGACCATGGGCATCAAAGAGTGCATTTTCAATGCCGCCTTCTTTAAACTTTTTTAGGCAAAGCATGACGCTACAGCGGTTGAGCCCCACTTTATCAGCAATCGCATCTATTGATACGGAATCCGCACGTAATAATAAAATTCGCGCTCTTGTAACTGTTTGAGCCTGAATTGTTCTGGCACGAGTTTGAAGTTTCAGATATTCTCTTTCTTCATTGCTAAGTTCGATTGATGATGCTCTTTTGCCCATGTAAATGCCCTCCAAAATCTTTATAAGGACATTGTAGCACAGATTTTAAATATAGTCGAGCTATTAAAAAGATATTGTACTAGTCTTAAAAAATATGTCAGACCACATAAAAAAGTGAGATAAAATTAAAATAATGTAATTATACGTATGGAGGCTATTTGAACAAAGAAAAATTTAATATATGTAATAAAGAAATCACCCTATACAAGTCAACTGATATAAATGCTCCTTTGATTGTTTTTAATACTTTTGAAGGTGATGGCGAAGGTGTATATCAAGCATTGCAGAACATGGGCTGCACTTCTTTAAATTCACTTGTGATTGGAAATATTGATTGGAATCATGATATGTCACCATGGTATATGCCTTCAATCTATTCTAAAGAAAAATCTTTTAGCGGCGGTGCAGATGAGTATCTGAAATTACTTATAGATAAGATTTTACCAAGGGCAAAGGAGCTTATGGATGGAGAACCTAAATTTACAGGGATTGCCGGATATTCACTTGCAGGTCTTTTTGCTGTTTATGCCATGTATAAAACAGATGTATTTGACAGAGTGGCATGTATGTCAGGCTCACTTTGGTTTCATGACTTTATAGAATATTGTAAAAGAAATGAGTATAAGAGATTGCCTGATAAAATTTATTTTTCTCTGGGGGATAAAGAGGCAAATACACGAAATCCTGTATTAAAAACTGTAGAGTATAATACAAGAGAGCTTTCAGAATATTTTAAGAACCTTGGGAGTGAGGTAATATTTGAATTAAACAAGAGTAATTATTTCACAGATACAGTTCTTCGCAGTGCAAAGGGAATAAAGGCAATTTTATAGTTTTAAAAAAATAAAGAGATTATCCAAGAGTCGTATTTTTAAATTAGTTATAAAACTAAGGCTCTCATTCCCTTAAAACATACTATTATTTAAGGGAAAGATGGTAGAGGTAAGGGAATGAGAGATTTTAATTATTCAAAAATGAAAGAGAAAAAGTGGGATTCGGAAGTCTAAACAAAACAGATGGATTTTCCAAACGAATGTAACTGATAATGTTTGAGTAGGCGATAGGAAGTTTAATCGGTCATGGGAAAAGTCCGGTATAATACGGTATGTTCTCTGACTGATATGATTAATAAGAAAGGAATTTGAACTATGAATGATCTTAGAGAAGATATTAATGATTTAATAAAGAAAATACCGGTGCTTATCCTTCAGTTTGGTTCGGATACATGTGGACCCTGCCATGCCATTCGGTATAAGCTGGAACAGTGGATGAGTGAGCATAAAGAGGTAGAAGCCCGATATGTAGATATAGAAAAAAACATGGAAATCAGTTCACAGATGGGCATTTTCTCCGCACCGACTGTACTGGTATATATGGACGGTCAACTTGTTGCACGAGAGAGCGGTTATTTCAGTCTGGATGCACTACTTGGGGATATTGAGCGTTATCTCGAATTGAGGAAATAA